CTTTTCTACAGATTGAGTAGCTCCAGCGTCTGCTTTTCCACCAACCAATAGTTTTGGATCAAAGAGTTCAGGAAAATCCTTTTTCATCTCATTGATTTGATCATCAAGGCCAATAATATTAAAATCATCATCAAAAGTAAGATTTGAGGTATTTAAATACTTCATAATTCTTTCAGAATTAGTTATATTTAATTTAGATAACTCTTTCTCAATCTTTTCTCTAAGTAATTTACCTGAATATTTGATTAGTTCATCTGATTGCTTTTGCAATTCCTGTTCTAGCCGTTCTTTTTCAAGTCTAGATTCCTTAGCATCCTTTTTTGCCCTGTCTAAAGCTGCCAAAACAGCTTCTGGGTCTCTAATTTCAGCAGATGTACCTTCTGCTTTTGTTTCTTCCATGTTTTATCTCCTAGGCGTCTACCTATTTGTATTATCAGCCGCATCCTGTTGAAGGGCTATATTATTTGCATTTAATGCTTCTGCAGCGCTTGCAAGTGGTGTATTTGTTGGTGCTCCAGATAAATTAGCAATCTGTTCAGCCATACTTATATCATATCCAAGCTCAAGCAAAATTTGTTCTAATGGCATACCTACAGAACGTTTACGAACTGCAATATCCCATTGTTCAAGGGTATCAAGGCTTTCTGGAAGTACCCAATCAATAGATACCTCAGAGACAATGCCTTCTACTCGCAACATAAACTTAAATAGATCTCTCCATGTGCTTCCAAATGCTAATTGGCGATTGAGAACCTTCTTAAATAGAGGTGCTTCAGATACACGCAAAGCTTGGCCGCTTGGAATATAAGATCCTTTTACGAAATAATGTGTTGGGGTTGAAGTAATTGCTGCCATTGAATTTACAAACTCCATTACTGGCTTTGTAAATGTTTCTGGATCTGCCGCAGCAAATTGTCCAACCTGTGTAACTCCCTGTAGATACCAGAGTTGTCCTGGGCCATTTTGTAGGGCTCCAATATTCTCTCTTGCTGTATCATCTTCAGAGAAGTCATTTAATTCAGCTGTACTGCCACCATTTGATAACGCATAGCGTTGTGGTGCACCCTGATAATCTACTGTAAGCATATGGGTAGCAATTAATTTGTTAATTGCATCTTGTGGGCCAAATGCATCAATGTGTTCTGGCTTTCCATACTGTCTTGTTGTGCGGAAATGAAATACAGGGATTTCGCCCCATGGATTATTTACAACTTCTACTAATGCAAATAGTTTCTCATTTCCAGTAGTCATTGTTTCTAATTCGCCCATTCCTTCATATTTTTCAATACGATCTGGGTAATATAGATTTAGTTTAATTGTTTTACGACCACTTATATCTTCGGTCTGCCACATTTTAGTAGCAAATGACTTTATTCTTGGGTTTTCTACATCATAAATGACAGCTGTAGTCATTGGTGAATTATAATCAATAGCCAAATTTCCATTTGCATCTGGCCAAACAATCGCATAGGCATCTCCATATACCAATGCATTGCGATGGATTTCATTTATATCTAACTTAATATCTGTCTGATCCCAGATTTCATCAATATAGGCCTGTGCTTGATCGGAATCTGTAGAAACTTGAGAAATATCAAGTCTATTTAATACTGAATCAACTACCGTCTTGCTAAAATTAAAGCGGAAGTCAATCTTTGGGTTTTTGAAAAGCCTGTACCACTTTTGGTCTAGGAATACTTCAGGATTTGCACCTTCGTAATACGATTCAGCATGTTCGTATGCATCTCGTCTTGTCAAAATATGTTCTAGCGCTAGTTTAATATCTGACATATTAACTCCTTATATAGTTATATTGTTTTGCCACCACTTTTGGCGATTTATTATCTAAGAAATATAATATTCCAGAGACAACCGCATCAAGAACGTCATCATGTGAGACTTTTGGAAAAGACCACATCTGTTCTTCTAATGCTGGGAAATGGGCGGTATGGCGTACCTTTCCCTGCTGGTAAAAGTTTAGTGCTTTACCTGCACGAACCTGTTTTGATACGGACTGTTTAATTGATCTATATTTAACAGGAATATTTTTAAATACATCTTTCCAGAGATCTCCGCCTTGGTTTGTTTCAACATAAATTACTCCAGGCTCATAGATATCTACAAGACTTGCTATACGATCAGATAATTCGGAAGGCGACACCTTTAATTGCATTGCTTCTCGTATATATATTTGATCATTTTCCCCTCTAGACAATACAGCCACTCCTGTAAAGTCAGAAATCTTATTTTTTGTTACTGCTGGGTCTATAGATATAATTGTATTGCCATATTCTTCTATATTCTCAATAATTAAGTCTTCAAATGTCCAGAAATTACCATCTAGGTTTACAGGCTTGTTCATGTAGTTCTTAGCAAAGTCTCTAAGATGTCTTTGACTTAGTAACCAGTCTAAAGGCCATTTCTCTGGCCATACAGAGCGTTCTGAGCCATCATCAGCAGTCATGATAGCTGGATAGTAGTGAACCTTCACATTCTGCTCTGTAATCCATTCTAGCTCCTTTCCAGTATGTGCTTCCGCATACTTTCTGAATTGATCCATCATTGAATTAGGCATGGTGGTGGTTCCTATAATAATCATACGAGCATAAATATTCATAGGGGCAATATCATCAAATACGGTATGTCTTTGCTGATTAGCCTGATACTCAGAGTAATTCTTTTCACCCTTCTCAATATCATCAAGAATAATTAGGTCAGGCCGCTGGCCGAATACCTTTTTACCAAGTGAGTTAGTGTCAATTCCATTTGCGTCAAAAATAAAATCATTAGACTGAACAATTCTCCAGGCATTATTTGCAAGAGTTCTACCAGTGCTACCCACAATTTTAGGAGTACATAATTCTGGATAGTCCTCTTTTAAATACTCGTTAGTATCTAGTTCATTTTTAAATGTTAACAAGTGTGTCTCAGCCTGAGATGCTGCATCAGAAAATGCTGCTATGAATTTAACATGATTATGGGCGGCAGCCCATAGAGGTAATATAAGAAATATCCATGTAGACTTTCCACATTCTCTAGGTGCTATAAATGCATCTCTATTCTGTTTAGGCTTATTAGGTTTATTAATCCAGGTTTTGCCATATTCACATAGATCCCAATGAAATTCTGACAAGGTTATCTCATCTTGAGAATTTTTTAAATGATGAGGTAGGTATATCAATGCAAAGAGTAGGGGATCAAATTTAGTTAGTTCCCTCCGTCCTTCAGGAATTGATAATAGTTTAGGATTAATATCTGACAGATACTTTGTTATTTTATTCATTTATACTGTCCAAATTTATATTCAGTAGCAAAAATATTAAAATGTTAAATATTCCCTTTTTGAGTGGTCATATCCAGACTATCTTGTATAGATTTGGATCTTGCTTTGGCCTCATTCAGCATATCTATGATTGCTAGATCTTGGCCATCTTTAGATCTATTTTCATTTATGTTTGTAGACTTACCTTCAATTAGATTAATTGTTTGTATAGCTTTATGTAAAGCATTTGATAATTTGTTTATATCATCTGATGATAATGTATCTTGATATAAGGCTTCTACTGATCTATCTATTACTGCCTGCGCCGCTAATATCTTCTCTTTATCTGAATAGAATATATCTAATTGTTTTGCTATAACTGCAAGGGAATTAGATGTAGGCATATCTATATTTCTTTGAACATGCCATTTCTTGGCTGTATGATACGATAATGGATATCCTAATGCTCTCATAGCTGGACCAATTCCCATTTCCGCCGCCATTTCTATAAATTCCGTTATTTGTTCTTCTGTAAATTGTGAATATGGCATTTTATGCCTCCTTTATCTCATATAATGAGACGTTTATGTGTCCATATAATGAGATTTTGTTATTATTTTTGATTACGACACACATATTTATGGGCCTTCCTACTATAATATCTAAAACCTTACCTATTTGTTTCATGTGAAACCTTTTTCTTCATCTTCTCTTTATGCTTCTTTACTGTTCTATATCCAGCTGCATATATCTCTCTACGGATACCATGTCTATTACTATCTATAATAACCTTGTATTTCTGTGGTTCCGCCTCAATCTTCATATTCTTGTCCTGTATATATTTGATCTAGGAATTCCTTCAGATTACCTGATGGATTAAATCCAAATGAGAATTGTTGGGTCTTTATATCGTCATATATCTCTATAGTCATAGATAATATACCTGAAGGATGATAGAAGAGTTCTTTAGCATAGGGATAAAGCTTTTTATCTCCCGCCCCTGATTGTGGGTCTAAAAAGTCTCTCATATCCACTAGTTTGTACATCCTTGCATTATGCACTAATTATACTACTTTGCTATTTAAAAGGAATAAGCCCCAGTTTGCACCAGGGCTTACTCTAAGGGGTAGGAGAGCAAATGGCAAGAAATGCTCTTCATGTATTATTATACTATTCTGGCTTTTATAAGTCAACGGTCTGGAAAATCCCAATGCTTATTTACCTTCAATTGGTTAGCAATAAATGTTTCTAGAAATACTTCTATCTTCTGATCTAATTCCTCTGGTGATAATGTTATTATGTCTTCCATTATATGATTAGACCAAAAGCCTCTTACTGTTCTGGATTCTCTTTCTACCAGCCCTCGTTTTTCATATGGCTTTTTCTGATAAGGTTTAGGCTTTCTCTTTTTCCTAGGTTTAGCGATATATCCAGTATCGTATTTAGCTGATCCCATTAGTTCTTACCCCTTTTTGGAAATGCCTCGCTAAAGCGTTTCTGGTGACAATACGCCAGCAATCTTTGCAGACTGACATCTTCTTATCCTTGGCTGCTGAACGCTTCCCAAATTGGCTTATAGGGCGTTCTACGTGGCATTCTGTACAGGTCTTAGACTGTGGAAACTCTGTTTGTGGAGATTCTTTTCTAACTTCTACCCAATTCTTATAATAACTCTTATAGCAATCCTTACAAAATGTTTGCTTGCCGTCCTTTTTTGAACTATTATTATAAAAATCTAATATTGGCTTTTCCTGAAAGCACATGCTACATTTCTTCATTATTTATCCATCCTATTGGAACTAATCTGTCTGAACAATTCGGACAATATTTATTTTCTATTCCCATTTCGTATGATACTTTTGCATCGTCACATGAATTACACCACATGATGCTAAATGTCACCATTGGTCTTTTCCTGCGTTTTCCAACTCTTTAATAAATTCTGGGACTGCTTGGATATATCTATGATCTCTTGTAGATGCGCTGATATATTCTCTAGGCTTTGTATTACCTCCCTGATATTCGGTGAGGAACCATTGGCGGCGGCGTTCTTCTGTCCAGGTTGCGGGGTCATCTTCTTTTTCCTTTGTCTCTTCTTCAGTATTATTATTTATAATTACTGAATGAGATGGATCTGAAAGATCCGTCTCATCATCATTGTTATATTCATAGTTAACTTCATAGTTAGTTCTTCCCTCTGAGACTACCCCCGTCTCTGTGTGAGACTTAGGTGGTATCTGTGGGAGATATAGATTTGATGAATTAAATTGCCTTGTCTCAGATAAGTATCCCTGTGAGACTAGCTCAGATTTAGCCCTATGAATGCTGGCCTTAGATAAACCAGTTCTTTGCTGTAATGTAGAAATTGACGGAAATGAAGGGCTTGCTTCCTTCCAGTTATAATAGTAAGATATGGCAAGACCTACTAATTTTGCCTTATATGTTAGATCAGAGGAAAATATGGCCTCCTGATATTCCCATGAATGCATGGCTACCTCCTTGATAGATAACCATTATATAATACAAAAACTATTATGTCAAATC